CGTTTCCGCGCTGAGTGGAACGACACTGTGAAAACCGACGTGACCAGCAACGGCGGCCCGCTGACAATCCAGTGGAAAAATGCCGACAATTGAAATCCCCTATGCGCCGCGCAGGCAGCTTTTGCCGTTCCACAACCGCAAGGATCGGTTTGCCTGCATCGTGGCACATCGCCGCTTTGGAAAAACCGTTGGCGCGATTAACGACCTAATCAAGTCGGCCATCACGACGCAGCGTGAAAACGTGCGCTGCGGTTACATCGCGCCATATTACAACCAAGCCAAGGCGATTAGCTGGGACTACATCAAACAGTTCACAGCGCCAATTCCCGGCATGTCATATAACGAAAGCGAACTGCGTGCAGACTTCCCAAACGGCGCGCGCATCAGGCTTTTCGGGGCTGACAACTACGACGCCATGCGCGGCCTGTATTTTGATGATGTCGTGCTGGACGAGCCTGCGGACTTCCCGGCCAACGCATGGCCGACCGTCATTCGCCCGGCGCTGGCAGATCGGCAAGGACGCGCCACGTTCATCGGCACGCCGAAGGGCAAGAACGAGTTTTGGGAAATTTACGACAAGGCCACGCGGGACGACAACTGGTTCTCGTTGGTGCTGCCCGCGTCCGAGACGGGCATCATCCCGCAGATGGAGCTTAGCGACGCGCTAAAGACAATCGGCCCGGATCGTTACGATCAGGAATTTGAGTGCAGCTTCGAGGCCGCCATCATCGGCGCTTATTATGGCCGCGAGATGAAGCAGATGACCGCAGATGGTCGCATCCGCAACATTCTGCATGAGCCTCAGATTGGCGTTGTGACGGCTTGGGACTTGGGCATGGACGACACCACATCCATCGTGTTTGCCCAGTTCGTCGGCAACGAGGTTCGCATCATTGACCACATCGAGGACAGCGGCCAAGGGCTGGCGCATTACGCGCGCCTATTGTCTGAAAAGCCCTACACATACACCGACCACATCCTTCCGCACGATGCCCGTGTGCGCGAGCTTGGCAGCGGTGTATCGCGGATTGAGACGCTTGAGGGTCTCGGCATCCGCAACATCACCATCGCGCCGAATATCCCGATTGAGGACGGCATTCAGGCTGTTCGCAACGGGCTTGCCAGAACATACATCCATGAGAAGCATACTCGGATGATTGAGTCCCTGCGTCAGTATCAGCGCGATTGGGACGAGCGGTCGAAGACGTGGCGGTCTAGGCCGAAGCACGATTGGACCAGCCATACATGCGACAGCTTGCGTTATCTGTTCGTCGGCTATCGCCCGGTCGATGACGATTGGGGCGCACCTATCAAGCGTAATTTGAAAGGCATCGCGTGATGTGATAGGGTGTGGCAACCCTGGAGGCCATCATGAAGAAACCGACGAAGGCCGAGGCGAAAGTCTCGAAGGTTATGGGCGAGTTCAAGCGTGGAACCTTGCACGCTGGTGTTGACCCGAAAGGACCGAAGAAAGCGCCTATTGTGAAGTCTCGCAAGCAGGCCGTCGCAATCGCTCTCAGCCAAGCAGGAAAGGCCAAGAAGAAATGAAAAAGCCAGTGAAGTTCACCCCGTGCAAAGGCTGCCCGAACCCCGCCAAGTGCAAGGCAATGGGCAAGTGCATGATGAAGGGCAAGAAGTAATGGCCAAGGGTCTTTACGCCAACATCAACGCAAAGCGTGAGCGTATCAAAGCCGGGTCAGGTGAAAAGATGCGCAAGCCCGGCACCAAAGGTGCGCCGACTGCGGCAGCCTTCAAAGCCTCGGCCAAGACGGCGAAGAAGGGCAAGTGATGGCTAAAACCCCGGCTTGGCAGCGATCTGAAGGACAATCAAAATCCGGCGGATTAAACGCCAAAGGTCGGGCGTCTGCCAAGGCCGAGGGCATGAACCTCAAGCCGCCTGTCAAGTCGGGTGACAATCCGCGCCGGGCATCATTCTTGGCCAGAATGGGCGGTATGCCCGGCCCCGAGCGTGACGAGGATGGAAAACCCACGCGACTTCTGCTATCACTCAACGCATGGGGCGCGAGCAGCAAGGCGGACGCCAAGGCTAAAGCCAAGGCCATTTCGGCCCGCAACGAGGCGAAGAAGAAATGACCATTGCGAATTACAGCCAGCTAAAGACAGCCGTCGCGGACTTTCTGAACCGCGACGATTTAACCTCAGTCATCCCGACGTTCATCGCGCTGGCCGAAAAGCAAATGCAAAAGGAAATCCGCCACCATCGCATGATGCGGCGCTCCGAGGGCCAGATTGACAGCCGCTATTCGCCGCTTCCGCCAACATGGCTGGAAACAATCCGCCTGCATGTGTCTGGCATTGAGAGCTACAGACTTGAGTTGACAAGTCTGGACGACATGCTGCAACTGCGAGAGGAAAATGGTGGCGTCACCGGCAGGCCGACGCATTATGCCCATTTTGGGGAAAACATTGAAATTTTCCCAACGCCTGATGGAGCCTATGACATCGAGTTGATGTACTACGAGAAGATCCCGGCACTGAGCGATAGCAATACGTCGAACTGGCTGCTTGAGGTCTCGCCGGAGGCTTATCTTTACGGGGCGCTTGTTCATTCTGCGCCTTATCTGAAAGACGACGCCCGCGTCCAAGTATGGGGCGGGCTGTATGCCGGTGCTATGGATGCCGTGAATCGTGAGTCTGAGCGTGCGAGGTTTGGTGGATCCGGCCTCCGCATGCGTGTTCGGTCTTACTAATCTTGGCGTTTTGATGTATTGTCTCGGTTAAGCTGACACAAACCCAACTGGAGGACGCTCCATTGTCCCTGACGAACGCTTTTGAAACGACCACGCTCAAGTGGCTCTTGACGACGGACGCTGTAACTCGCCCGACTTCTTGGTATATCGCGCTGTTCACCTCTGACCCGACGGAAACCGGCGCTGCTGGCACCGAAGTGTCTGGCGGCTCGTATGCCCGAGTTGCCGCCACGTTCTCGGTATCTGGGGACACGGCGAGCAACACCGGCGGCATTGAATTTGCGGCCGCCACGGCGAACTGGGGCACGATTTCCCACATTGGCATCATGGACGCTTCCACGTCTGGCAACATGCTGATTTACGCGGCTCTGACGGCTTCCAAGACCATCGCTGACGGCGACGTGTTCCGCATCCCGACCGGCGATCTGGACGTGACGCTTAACTGATGGCGCTCAGGACCGGATACGGCACTGGGGTTTTTAGCTCCAGCAAATACGGCCTCCCTGAAGTTTACGAGGGGGCCGCAGCCGTATCCGTCACGACATCCGTGACGCAGGCAGATGGCCAGCGTGTGGCGCTTGGCGCGATTGCGGTTGAGGATGCGGTTTCGCATGTCGTTTCGGCTCAGCGCGTGCAGAGCGGCTCTGCGTCTGCCAGCATCACGGCAACCTCAACTGCGGTTGGTTTCACAGCGCTGGCTGGTGCAGCCTCGGCCTCGATTGACACATCTGTCGATCTTTACTGGAACCGAGTCCGCCCGTTCTCAGCTACCGTTGGCGGAACGGCCAGCAATGTGATATACGCAAGATACAAGTGGATCGACACGTCTGTCGCGTCTGTAACATGGACGGACGCTGACTATCGAGAGGGAGCAGCATAATGGCTGACGCGACGACAACGAATTACAGCTTCACGAAGCCCGAGGTTGGCGCTTCCGAAGACACTTGGGGCACCAAGCTGAATGAGAACTGGGACGACCTTGACACTCTTCTTGGCGGTGTGACTGCTGCTGAGTTTGCTTATCTTGACATCACCACCCTCGGCACCTCGCAGGCATCAAAGGTTGTGACGGCGGATGCCAACGGGGACGTGAACCTTGCAGAGGAGCTAAAGGCAAAGTCTTACAACGAGACTTATGCCGCTCTTTCTGGGACGACGCCGTCTGTTGACTGTGAAACCGGTAATTTCTTCGTCCTGACGACCAGTGGAAATACCACGTTCACTTTCAGCAATCCTCCATCTTCTGGCACAGCCTATGGGTTTACCATCAAGGTTACTGCTGGCGGCGCGCACACTTTGACATGGCCTGCATCTGTTGACTGGGCTGGAGGATCGGCTCCGGACGCGCCTGCTTCTGGGGAAACGAATGTTCTGGTGTTTATCACGCATGATGGCGGCACAACTTGGTATGGTTTCCAAGCAGGGGCGGCGATGGCATGAGCGTTATTAGTAAACTCTCGACTATGGCTGCGGCTAACTCGGCAAACCCAGCTTGGGATTTGGCGTATGCGTATTATGACCCGCCAGCGACACTTGCGTGGAATATTTCTAGTGCAGCGAGCAATACCGCCTTCAGTCTAGCCGGGCAGGGGGCATCTCCAATTGGGATTTTCTTTAAGCCTGATGGGACGAAAATGTATGTTACAGATTCCGCTGGTATTGAGGTTAATGAATACAACCTTCTGACGCCTTGGGTTGTCAATACAGCTATATATTCCCAAAGGCTCGCCATAGGAACGAATCCCACTGGCATCTTCTTTAAGGAAGATGGCACTCGCATGTATCTTGCAGATTACGGCGCTGACCGTGTTTATGAATACACGCTTAGCACAGCTTGGGACATTTCAACGGCATCGCTTGCGGCGTCAATCAGCGTTTCCGCAAAAGAAACATTCCCAATCGGCTTGTTCTTCAAGCCAGACGGAACAAAAATGTATGTTTGCGGAACGTCAAGCACAGACGTGAACGAATACAACCTAAGCACGGCTTGGGACGTGTCCACTGCGGTTTTTTCTCAGGCATTTGATGTAAGCTCCCTTGGCGGAAGCCCGCAGGGCGTTTTCTTTAAGCCTGACGGGACAAAAATGTATGTCTCCGAAAACATTGGGGACGATGTGAATGAATACGACCTAAGCACTGCCTGGGACATCTCAACTGCGGTTTTCTCGCGGTCATTCTCTGTCGCTAATCAGACCAACGTCCCAAGATGTATTTATTTCAAATCAGACGGATCTGGTTTTTTCGTCATTGGAAACGACTCAGATTCTGTATTTCAATACACCCTAGGCGGTTTCTCTGTCGCTGCTCAGGATACCACGCCACGAAGCCTCTTTTTCGATCCTGATGGCACAAAAATGTATATCATTGGTGGGGCCGGACTTGATGTAAACGAGTATTCCCTAAGCACAGCTTGGGATATTTCTACAACCTCTTACGTTCGTGTGTTCTCGGTAGGCACTCAAGACAACGCCCCACGAGGCATCTTCTTCAAACCAGATGGCACTAAAATGTATGTTGTTGGGGCTACTGGGCAAGACGTAAATGAATATTCCCTAAGCGCTGCTTGGAACATTTCTACTGCTTCTTATGTTCGTGTATTCTCGGTGAGCGCTCAGGACACCTCACCACGAGGCATCTTCTTTAAGCCTGATGGCACCAAGATGTATATCGCCGGGGCTGCTGGACAAGACGTAAATGAATATTCCTTAAGCACAGCTTGGGATATTTCTGCAGCGTCTTATGCTCAGAACTTTTCTATATCTGCTCAGGAAACCTCACCATACGACATTTTCTTTAAAGACGATGGCACTAAGATGTATGTTGTTGGGACTAGTGGAGATGATGTAAATGAATATTCCCTAAGCACAGCTTGGGATATCTCTACTGCATCTTATGTTCAGAACTTCGCAGTAGCCGCTCAGGACGCAAACCCTGTTGGCCTTTTCTTTAAAGACGACGGCACTAAGATGTATGTTATTGGGTATAGTACTGACGCTGTCTATCAATACACCCTTGGCGAACAGCCATAACTTCATCAACGAACAGACTCACGGAGGCTCACAATGTTCGTAAAAGCGAAAAACGGCAAGATCGACAAATACCCATACACGGTCGGAGACTTGCGCAAAGACAACCCGCGCACCAGCTTTCCAAAGCAGGTGCCGGAAGCAGTGATGGCAGCTTTTGGCATGTTCCCTGTCGGCTACGAAGCTGCGCCTGAATATAACGCAATGACGCACCGTCTTGAACATGGAAGTGTTCCCGTTCTCAAGGACGGCAAGTGGGTGCTTGAAAAAGCTGTTGTTGCGCTTACCGATGAGCAGATTGCAGTTCGTGACGCAGCAAAAGCGGCAGGGGTCCGCTCCCAGCGTGACAGCCTGCTCGCCGCGACCGATTGGATGGCTTTGTCCGACGTGACGCTGAGCGCAGACATGGCTACCTATCGGCAGGCATTGCGCGACATTACGGGCCACGCAAACTTCCCGCATCTGGGCGAATCCGACTGGCCTGTTAAGCCGTAAGGGAGGGCGAACATATGCCCCTGATCCCTCTTAACATTCCGCCGGGGCAGTATCGCAACGGGACGGAATATCAGTCTCAAGGCCGTTGGCGCGATGCCAACCTTGTTCGCTGGCATGAAGGCGCTCTTCGTCCCATCGGCGGCTGGCGTCAACGCGGAAGCGTGGATATTGCTGGCGTTGTTCGATCGATGCTTGCATGGGAGGACAACAGCGGAAGCCGTCGCGTTGCTATGGGAACGCACGACAAGCTGTTTTCCATGACATCTGGCGATGTTGTTTCTGACATTACTCCGGTCGGGTTTACTGCTGGCCGCGTTGATGCAACGGCCTTCACGGGCTATGGCGCCAGCACATACGGCAGCAGCGCATATGGCATGCCCTTCTCTGACACTGGAAGCATCCTTCGTGCTACGACTTGGTGCTTGGAGAACTGGGGCGAATATTTGCTGGCCATGACGCCGGACGATGGAAAAATCTACGAATGGCAACTCAACAGCGCGACGCCTGCGGCTGTTTTGAGCAACGCGCCGACAGGCTGCTCCGGCATGATGGTGACGGAAGAGCGGTTTGTCTTTGCCTTTGGTAGCGGTGGCAATCCCCGTTTGGTTTCTTGGTCTGACCGCGAGGATAATAACACCTGGGCTCCAGCAACGACAAACGAGGCTGGCGACATTCAAATCCAGACCAATGGTGTCATCCTGAAAGGCCTTCGGACGCGCGGGCAGGCTTTGATCCTGACAGATCAGGACGCGCACACGGCGACATATCAAGGGCCGCCGTTTGTTTACGGTTTTGAGCGTGTCGGCACGTCATGCGGGCTTATCGCTGCCAATGCGGCTGCGACTGTTGACGCTGGCGTGATCTGGATGGGAAGCCGTGGATTCTTCGTCTACAGCGGCGGGGCTGTCCAGCCGATTACTTGCGATGTTGCGGATTACATTTTCAGCGACATGAACAACGACCAAAGGTCGAAGATTCACGCCGTTGTGAACAGCCGTTTCAACGAGATTTTCTGGTTCTACCCGAGCGGCTCCAGCACTGAATGCGACAGATATGTCGCTTTTGACTATGCCGAGAACATTTGGATGACCGGCGCGATTGACCGCACGGCGGGCATTGATCGTGGCGTATTCCGGCAACCAATGTGGATTGCGGCTGATGGCGTGCTTTATGAGCAGGAAATTGGCTTCAACTACAATGGACAAACTCCATTTGCCGAGACAGGGCCGATTGCGATTGGCGCAGGCGATCAGGTCATGTCTGTGACGGAAATTATTCCTGACGAAAAGACGCTGGGCGATGTGACGGCGACGTTCAAAACGCGTTTTCATCCGACGGATGCTGAGCGGAGTTATGGGCCGTTTAGCATGGCAAACCCAAAGAGCTTGCGGTTTACTGGGCGTCAGATCAGAATGCGCGTTACTGGCAACACGGCTTCTGATTGGCGTGTTGGCATCATGCGACTTGATGCAACATCTGGGGGCCGCCGTTGAGAATTGTTCCGCCGATCACGCAGGACTTGCGAAAGTGGGCTGAGAACATGCGCCGGTTTCTCGGGCTTGCGCTTGACAAACTTGCTTTCAAGGATGCGGGCGCATCTGCTACCGAAGATGGCGTCATCCTCTGGGATGCGTCTGGTGGTTATCCTGTCGTCTCCAAGAATGGCGAGTGGCGGCAAGTCGTTATGGCCGACGGTTATGCCGTGCTTGGCCAAGATGCTGACATCACAGCGGCGGCGGCTGACACAGCTTATAAGATCGCCTTGGATGACATTATCACCGAGGGCATTACGCTTACTGGGTCGCCGCTGACGGAAATCACGTTTGTTGAGGGCGGGCTGTATTCTCTGGCCTTCACGGCGCAGATCGAAAGCTCATCATCCAGCACGGTAAATTTCAGGTTTTGGCCGAGGCTGAATGGCACAGACGTGACGGGAAGCACGATTGTCGCGAGCTTGCACAATAACGGCGCGACAACTGTTGTCTCTCGGACGGCAATTTTCAGCGTCAACGATGGCGATGTGCTGAATGTGATGTGGGCCACTGACAGCACCAGCGGCTATCTGCACGCGCACACAGCGACGGCTTACGCGCCAGCTTCTCCGTCGGTGACGCTGGTCATCAGTCGGGTGCAAGCATGACGCTCTTAGAGCATTGCCGCAAGTGGATCGAGGACGCGCTGGAGTACAGCGGCGGGTCGCATGATTTCCAAGATGTGTCTGACGGCATCCTGAGCGGGCGCATGCAGTTGTGGCCCGCCGAAAGGGGGTGCGCTGTAACAGAAATCGTGGTATATCCTAAGAAACGTGTCCTGCACGTCTTTTTAGCTGGTGGTGAGATGGAAACAATCGTCAACATGATTGATTCCGCCGTGGCTTGGGGTAAGACACAGGGCTGCACATCAATGACAATCGCTGGGCGACGTGGCTGGGAGCGAGTTCTTGCAAAGCACGGATACAGGCCAGTGATGACAGTGTTGGAGAGGAATTTCGAATGAGCGGCGGAAAAGGCGGTTCGACTACGAGCAAGGTTGAAATTCCTGCTTGGCTTGAGCAGGCGGCCAAAGAGAACTTGGCGCGCGGCCAAGGTGTCGCCAACATCGGTTACACCCCGTATTACGGCCCTGACGTTGCTGCCATGACGCCGATGCAGATGGCGTCCATGCAGGGTGTAAGCAGCGCAGCCGGGGCTTTCGGCCTGCCGGGTGGCGGCATGACCGGCATGGAGGGAATGCCTGCACCGCAGACCTTCGCAGGCGGCGTGCAGGGCTATTCATCTGGCGGTCTTTACGACGAGGCTCTGCGTGAGCTTGAGACCCGCCGACCGGGCCAATACAACGCCATCACCGGCATGTTCGTTGACCCGATCACCGGCGCGCAGCCTATCAACACTTTCGAACCGATTGCGACGCTTCCTGTGCTGCCAATGCCTGCCATACCTCCGGCAAACAGCCAGCGTGATGATCGTGGACGTGATGGAGATCGCGGTATGTCTGGCGGGAACAGATCTTCAGGTGGTGGGACAGGCTCCTTTGGCCTGCCCGACCCGATGAGCGGAAGAATCTCAAGCGTTGGCCCTATCGGGCGTGACGGCGGCGGCGGTATGGGACGGGGGAAATAATCATGGCTGGTGGATCAAACCCAAGACAAGTCGCCACTCCGGCATCTCCGAAAGCCGGGCAAATTGGCGGCGTCACCAGATTCAACAGCAACCCTGTCCGCCCACAGCCCGGTCAGGCTCAACTCGCTGTTATGCCGCAGCCCGCAGCCCAGACGCAGCCCGGTCAGGCTCAACTCGCTGTTATGCCGCAGCCCGCAGCCCCGACGCAGCCCGTCGCGACGCAGCCCGCCGCACCAGCGCAGCCGAACATCTTCCAACAGTCGGCTGGCGCTTACACGGGCGCGATTAATGCTGCCAACGCGGCGGCGGCATTTCAGCCGCAGCAGGTCGGAACATCGTTTGGCTACACGCCCGACGCGGTAGCCACGAATTTCGGGTATACGCCAGATGCCCTGACGGCTGAGCGCGTTGGGACTACTTTTGGATATGACCCGCAACAGGTGGCTGCGCAGGCCGCTCTCGGCGGGATCCAGCAGTATTTCAACCCGTATGAGCAGCAGGTCATTGAAGGCTCTATGGGCGACCTTGAGCGCCAGCGTATGCGGCAGATGGCTCAGATGGGCGCGCAGGCAACCGCAGCGCGTGCTTTCGGCGGGTCTCGTCAGGGCGTGGCTCAGGCGCTAACCAACGAAGCCTTTGCACAGCAAGGCGGCCAGCTTGCCTCGCAGCTTCGCGCGCAGGGCTTCCAAACGGCTCTCGGGGCGTCTCAGCAGGACGTTGCAAACCAGCTTCAGGCCGCTCTTGCTAACCAAGGCGCATTCGCTCGCTCTCAGGAGTTCGGTCAATCGACCACACTTCAGGCCCAGCAGGCCAATCAGGCCGCCGCATTGCAGGCTGCACAAGCTAACCAAGCCGCACGGGCGGCGGCGGCCCAGTTCGCGCAATCACAACGCGCGCAGGCTGAACAGGCCAACCAAGCAGCCCGCGCTGCCGCCGCACAGTTCGGCCAATCGACGGGATTGCAGGCCCAGCTTGCCAACCAATCTGCTGGTCTATCGGCAGCGGGCCTGCGGGCGGGCGCTGCTGGCCAGCTTGGCGGTCTTGCTCAGCAGGGCTTCAACATGGGCCAGAGCATCACGCAACAGCAGATGCAGCAAGGCGCGATGCAGCAGGCCATCAATCAGGCTCTGATTGACGCTGCACGCAACCAGTACGGCGGTTTCACGAACGCGCCCGGTCAGTCGCTTAACGCCACATTGGCTGCCCTTGGCGGCGCAGATATGGGCCAGAAGACGACCACTGAAACACAGCGTCCGGGCTTGTTGCAGTATTTGACGCCTATCCTTGGGGGCCTTTAATGAGCGTGATGGACTACGCCAACGCGATTGCGAGCATCGAAAGCGCCGGAAGCGGCGACTATGCCGCGCTTGGCCCGGTCACAAAGAAGGGCAACAGGGCGTATGGCCGTTATCAGGTCATGGATTTCAATATCGGCCCTTGGACTGAGCAATATTATGGCCGTCGCTTGACGCCGGAAGAATTCCTCGCCAATCCACAGGCGCAGGATGCCGTGTTTGCTGGGGCTTTCGGATCGAGCGTTCAAAAGTATGGCAATCCGCAGGATGCGGCATCTGTTTGGTTCACCGGCAAGCCCCTGTCTGAAGGGGCAAACCGCAGCGACATTCTTGGGACCACAGGCAGCGTTTACGTTGACAAGTTCAACAAGGCTCTCGGCATCGGCACCATGCCGGTAACAGCCAGCGCGACTGGCAATGCTGGCGTTTCAACCTACGATGTGCCTTTCCGTCCCGCCACGATGGATGACCCGTTCAAGGACATGGGCCTCCTGTCTCGCCTTGCTGCGTCCCGTGGCATCGCGCAGGACGCGGAAGCCTCGCCTATCTCTAACCTTTGGAATATTCTGACGCAAAAAGAAGATCCCCGTTTGGCCGCTTTGGCCAAGCAGCGCGGTGGCTTCTTCGGGCTTTTGGGGGGCTAAATGGCTATCACACGCGAAGACTTGATGCGCGCGGGTATCGGCACTGGCGGAATGAACCCAAACGTGATTCCCGTGCAAGACATGAGGATTACCGGCCTGCCAGCCGCAGCCCCTATGCAAGCTGCACCGATGCCTGCGCAGGCTGCACCTCAGCGCCAAGGTTTGCTCGGTGGCTTCTTCGGGCCGCAAGGTCGTGACGCACGCGCCCGCCTCGCTATTGGTCTTGAGGGCCTTACGCTGAACCCCAATCAGGCGCTAATTGGGCAGTTGCAGCAGGGCATCGAAAGCCGTGCCTCCGAAAAGCAGCGTAATGCTACTGCCGAGTGGCTTCGCTCACGCGGGCGTGATGACTTGGCGGCTGCCCTTGAAGCTGGGGCTTCGCCGCAAGACGTGATGGCCGAGGCGTTGAAGCCC